GAAGTAATGAATACATTGAAACCTGTTATGGTTACACCAGCAGAAGAAGCCGCACTAGCAGTTACTAACACCTTCAAATCTATGGAAGATTCAATCGCAAACTCTATTAAAGGAGTTATAAAAGGAACTATGTCTTTGAAAGATGCTTTGAGGTCTGTATTTGCAACTTATGCTAATCGAATAATAGATGACAATGCTAATGCATTTGCAAAAGGTATTATGAGTTTATTTGGTGGTGGCGGTGGTGGAACTACACCAATAAATATAGGTGCTGACAGGTTTGCAAATGGCGGTAGACCACCATTAAATAAACCAAGTATTGTAGGTGAAAGAGGTGCTGAACTTTTTGTGCCTGATTCAGCAGGAACAGTAATTCCAAATAATAAGATAGGTGGACAAACCATTAATGTAACTTATTCACCACAGATAAACGCTTTAGACCCAAGAACAGCACAATCAGTAATAGCAGAAAATGCACCTACAATAGTTGCTGTAGTAAGACAAGCATTTAATCAAAACGGACAGGCGGTAGCAATATGAGTTTTCCCACAAGCCCAGTACCAAATTACATAGCAATACAAAGTTTAAATCCTACTTATACAAGTGTTACGCACTCATTAAAAAGACAGGTAAGAACAAGGGGTGGACAGCGTTGGTCTATGGATGTAACCTTTCCCCCCTTGACTAGAACAGATTTTGCACCTGTATGGGCTTTTGCTCAAAAACAAAAAGGACAATTTGGAACATTTACATTTACACCACCTATTTATTCTAATACTAGCGGAACTGCTACTGGTACTTTAAGAGTTAACAATAGTGCAGGTTACATAGCAGGCACAACTACTATTACAGTTGATGGACTCACAGGAACGCTTAAAGCAGGTGATTTTATAAAGTTTGCAGGACATGACAAAGTTTATGCAATTGTGTCTGATGCGACAACCTCGCTAACTATAGAGCCAGTATTACAGTTACCTGTAGTCAATAATGAAGTTGTAACTTATAACGCTGTACCGTTTACAGTATCTTTTACTTCTGATACGCAAAATATGACTGTAGGTGCAAATGGGTTTGTCAATTATGATATGAAACTAATTGAGGTTGTTTAATGAACAGAGGCTCAACTACAGCATTTCAAGCAGAGGTTGTAAAATCAGCTAATAGACCAGTTCATTTAGCAGAAATTATTTTTGATGATGAAAATGTATACATGAATGATGGTTATAAGACTATTGTTTATGATTCAAAGTCTTATGTTGCTGTAGGTAATTTTATGGGGTTCTCAGCCATACAAGAATCAATTGAAGTAGTTGTTAGTAAAATAACAATGTCTTTATCAGGTGTTGACCAATCTATGATTTCACGATTTTTAAATAAAGAATACATTGACAGACCAGTAAGAATCTACACAGCGTTTTTAAACAGTTCTCAGGTGCTTATATCTAACCCTGTTTTAATATTTGAGGGAAGAATGGACACACCCACAATATCAGACGACCCTTTAGGCGGTAAGTCTATGATGTCAGTAACAGCTACAAATTCATGGGTAGATTTTTCAAGAAAAACAGGAAGGCATACTAATCACGAAGAACAACAAGTATTCTTTGCAGGTGATAAAGGTTTTGAATTTGCTTCAGAAATTGTAAAAGATATAGTCTGGGGGAAAGCAAGTTGAACCCTGATGCAGAAATTAAATTACACAATTATGTAGAAAATCAAATAGGAATACCATTTGAGTTTGGCGTTAATGATTGTCCTTTATTTACGTTAGGTGCTATTGATATAATTCATAATACAGAACATAAAAAAGATTTTATTGGCAAATGGCATGACCAAAAATCTGCTTGGAAATATGCAAAAATTAATGGAGATATTTACGAGCATTTACTTAAATGGGGATTTAAAAGAGTCAATATACAATTTGTACAAACTGGTGATATTATTATTATGGCACAAGATTTAGCACACGCTAAGAAATGGCGAAGTGTTGCTGTGTGTATGGGTTCAAAAATTGCTATCGTATCAAACGAAAATGGTGTAGAGTTAGTTGATATAAGACGAGTACCTAATATTACAGGAGTGGTTAGATATGGCAGTTAGTGCAATTGGTATAGCGGCTTCTGTTGCTGGTAGTTATGCGGCTACATTTGCAACTTCTGCTGTAGCTGGGTTTATAACACAAGGGCTAGTATCAACAATTGTGGCTGGAGCATTAAGTGGTCTTATTCCTGATGATGCTCAAAATGGTGATAGAGTTGCAGAACAAGCAAGTGCTTTATTAAATAAATCTTCTAATAATGCTTCTTTACCTGTGGTTTATGGTTATAGAAAAATTGGTGGTACAAGAGTGTTTATGGAAGTAAGTGGTACGGATAACGAGTACCTTCACGTTGTTATTGCTATGTCAGAGGGCGAAATTAACTCATTTGAGAATGTTTATTTAAATGACATTATATCAACAGACTCAAGGTTTAATGGAGTTGTAAATGTTTATACTCACACAGGTGCAGACAATCAAACAGCAGATAGTAACCTTGTAGCTGATTTACCTAACTGGACTTCCAACCATAGACTTAGAGGAACATCTTATGTTTATGTCAAATTAAAATTTGATGTTGATGCGTTTCCACAAGGACTACCGACAATCACTGCTGATTTAAAAGGCACAAAAGTTTTTGACCCTAGAAATAATGCTACAGCTTGGAGTGATAATCCAGCATTATGTATTAGAAATTATTTGACTAATGCAAGATATGGAAGGGCAATAGAATCAGCTTTAATTGATGATGCTTCATTTATTATTGCGGCAAATTATTGCGACACTACAGTTAATATAGGCGGAGCAACAGTAAAGAGATATACATGCAATGGCATAGTAAATACTGCTCAAGGGTCAATTGGAATATTAAAACAATTACTTACCTCATGCAAAGGGTTCTTAGTATTTACGGGTGGTAAATATAAAATAGTTATTGATAAAGTGGAGTCTGTTGGATTTACATTTGATGAAGATAATATTGTAGGTGCATGGCAAATATCACTCGGAAGTAAAAACAGTCAATTTAATCGTATTAGAGCAAATTTTATAAACAAAAATAAACAATGGCAACCTGATATAGCCATAGTTGAATCAACTGCATTAAGAACATTAGATGGCGGTGAGTTATTAGAAAAAACAACAACGCTTCCATATACTACAGATATTGATAGAGCAAAAATGATTACTACTATTAATATTAATCAATCAAGACAAAAAATAAGTTGTGAATTTACAGCAACAATTGAGGCTTTAAAAGCAGAAGTTGGAGATGTGGTATATATTAAACACTCAACTGTGGGGTGGCAATATTTAAATGCAAGTGCAGGTAAAAAATTTAGAATTATAAAAATGGCTTTGCAAAACAATGATGAAGTAAAAGTAACAGCAGTTGAATATGCAGATGGGTCTTACGATTTTGGCGTTATTCAAGTTGCAGATACTGCTCCAAATACGAATTTGCCTGATGTTACAACTACAAAGATACCTGTAAACTTACAATCTTCTGAACAGTTGTTTGTAACTAACACAGGTCAAGGAGTGCAAGTAAGAGCAAATCTTAGCTGGACTGCACCAACTGATGCTTTTGCACAATTCTATGAAGTAGAATACGCTGAAGGCTCTGGAGCGTATCAATTTGTTACTTCAACAAGAGCAACATCTGCCGAAGTTAATAATTTAAAGGCTGGCATTTTTTCTTTTAGAGTAAGAACTGTAAATACAATTGGTGTACGTTCAGCATACACAACTATTTCATCTAACTTAGCAGGATTAACAACACCGCCAGTTACAATACAAAATTTTTCTGTAAACGCTATTGATGGTTCAGCTTATTTACAATGGGATAGGTCGCCTGATATTGATGTAATTCATGGTGGATTTTTAAGAATAAGACATACTCCAATTACAAGCGGAGCTGTTTGGGCGGGTGGTTCATCGTTAGGTCAAGCGTTAGCGGGTACTTCTACTACTGCGGTATTGCCTTTATTAGCAGGCACTTACATGATTAAAGCTGTTGATTCCGCAGGTAACTTTGCAAATACAGCTTCATTAGCAATTACAACTGTTCCTAATATTATTGATTTTAATGTAGTGGCAACTAACACGCAGTCGCCTTCTTTTTCAGGTGCAAAAGTAAACACAGTTAAGGATGGCAATACTCTTGTATTAACAAATACAAACAATGTAGTAGCTACAAGTGGTTCATACACTTTTAGTAATTATGTGGATTTAGGTCAGGTGTACACATCAAGAGTAACAGCAAATTTTGTTGCTTCTGGATTTGTACAAACTGATTTAATAGATGGTAGAACAGCTTTAATAGACACATGGGCTAACTTTGATGGAGAGCCTTCAGATAAAGTTGTGGCAACATTAGAAATTAGAACAACTAACACAGACCCCACAGGGAGTCCAACATGGTCAGCTTTTCAACCATTAGTTATTGGTGATTTTCAAGCTAGAGCGTTTCAGTTTAGAGTTGTTATAACTTCAAGTGATTCATCAAGAAACATAGCAATAACATCTTTAGGTGTTACTATAGATATGCC